AACTGGAGCAACCGGAATTGCTTTGCCTTCTTCGGTATCTAAAATACCTTCTGTTTTCAAAATCGCCCAGTATAATCCCCCGATCGGTATCAATTACGGAAACGTTGATTCCAGATATGGCGAAGGATCCTGTAATTGGTGCGATGTGCACATGAATGGATCTAATTTCAAAATCCCTCTCATGAGCACGGTCTTCATGACAAACTATCCTTCTGATATCTACGGGAAGAATATGAATACGTGGAGATTGCTCGACTCGAGATCTGGCGATAAGATTTTGGATGTAAGAAAAGTACCTTATTTCATTTATACGTTTATCAAGCCTGGTTTCTATACTCTAGAAAATTCTGTAGAGGATGCAAACGGGAACGTCTATGAGATAACCCAGAATGCTTTCATCGAGGTCGTTGATCATACCGCTAAAAAAGAAGATGATCCGGATCCGTTTGTAGTAAATTCCTCAGACTACGGCTACACAGTTCCTAAACAAACCCAGGAAGTGAAGATTAATGATCTTTCTAAAGATCTATTAGCTGAGCAAATGAGAATATTGAGACAAGCTGGTGAGAATCTTAAAGGATCCCCGTTACTTTTGAAAAACGATCCAGACGCTACATTTAGACCTATAGATTAAGACCTTTTGGCCATATTTCTATATTTCCAATTTTCGTAACGCTTTACTATCTCTTTGAGGATGTCTGATCTTACAATATCAGCGTCAGTGAAAACCACTTCCGATACGCCTTCGATATCTTTAACCAGATCGATAAATTCGGGGAGTGCAACTTTTTCATAAGAAATATCATGCTGAGTCACGTCGCCTGCAATAACCATTTTAGAATTTTTTCCAAGACGTGAAGTGTAAAGCATCAACTGCTTCATGTCACAGTTTTGGGCTTCATCTAAAATCATAATGCAGTCATCAAATGTCGATCCACGCATATAAGCCAATGGTCTGAATTCAATAATTCCCTCTCTTAAAAGCTGGAGAACTTTTTCTTTTGGAATAATTTTTTCGATGGTTGAAACGAAAGAATCCATGAAAGGAGCAATCTTTTCATTTACGTCACCAGGCAAGCTTCCTAACTTTTCTCCAGACTCCTGAATGGGTTTTGTTAGAATTATTTTCTTCACCTGACCTTTGGCTAAAAGCTTCAAAGCTGAATAGCAGGCTGAAAAAGTTTTAGAACTACCGGCAGGACCCCAACAGAAAGTAATAATATTTTCTAAGATTGATTGGGAATATTTGTGCTGGTTTTTACTAAGAGAAATGTCAAAGAAATCTTTCTGAGACACGCGGATTTTTGAATTTGTCGTCATATATGAACTCGATATATATTCAACAGCTGAAATAAGAAAAAAAACTATGTCAACGATAAGCATCACCGAAATCTTGGGAACTGATTCTATCTCTGGATCAAGAACAACCATCAATTCCAATTTCATCACTCTGGAAAACTGGGTAAACACCTATTCCACCAATTTTGGAATTGATACAAATAATGGAATCCTGGATATTTCCACCCAGCCAACCGGAAGGGTATCCGCGAAAATCGGACAATTTAATTCCATTCAGGTCCCAACAGGATCAACTGCAGCAGCACAGATTCTTTCTAATGGTGCAGGATCGTTTACCGGTCTTTCAACAACAACCTTAACTGGTTCTGGAGCAGTTACATTCAGTGGAACAACCACCGTGACCTCAACCGGAACATTCACAGCAGGCGGAACAGCTAACTTCAACGGAAGATTAAATGCGAATTCGTCTTTGGCAATCGGTCCAGCAGGATTTACCCTCTTGGGAAATACCACTTACACAACCGGTCTAACAGCCAGTCAGGAATTCCCTGCATCAAATAATGCTTCGCTTAGCGGTGGTGGTGTAACTTCATCACTTAACTCACCCTATGCAATCACCGGAACAGAGAATGTGATTTTCGCAGATTGCGGTCCAACAGGTTTTTACATGAAAGTTTCTGAAACGTCTGGCGGAACAGCTTCTAACATTCCTGCAGGTTTCACTGTCACTATCGTTAACACTAAGGGAGCAACGGGATACATCTTCACCGGCGTAACTGGTTCTACCTCTTATTATACAGGCTTCAATACAGCTGCAGCATACGGAAACTGGCCTTCAGCTGGTATCGTTGTCACCGCCAACTCTCAATATCAATCTTCAATCACTTTGAGATGGGAACCAAGAGTGGCTGGTGCGCAAGCAACACAAAAAGGATCATGGGTAGTACTAGGAGCTACTAACATGTCCTTTTAATTTTAATTAAATAATAGCTCAGGAAAATGGCTAAAACCCCTTTTATACAACCTTTACAGCTGACCGGCGGAACTTTTTATACGTTCACGTCCGCTGCAGAGGATCTGTCGTTTACTTTCAATAACTCAACTTACAAATTTAAGTTTTCGTAGTTTGCTCTTTTAAACATCCCAGATATTGATTATTTCGACGCAACAGGGAATACAGTTAAACTGCCTGCACCGGATTCAGCATTTCTTGATTGGAGTTCAGGAAGTAATGTTCTTGTCCCCGCTGATGGAAATGTAGCATTTTCTCAAAGTTTCCAGAGCTACTGTTTAAATCTAGAAACGACTATCACAAGTACGGATGAATACGATCCTACTTTGAAGCAGAATATTTCAGAAAGGGTTTTCTTCAAATGGTTGAAGGAGGTTGGAGCTATGCGTTTCCAACCCGCATCATCAACTGAGGTTGCTTCAACGCTCGACCAGAATACTGTCATAGTTACAGACGGATTACCAATCACACAAAAAAGATATGTTGAAGGTGATCCTGTAGCTGGAGTAACCGGTTCATTTGGATTGACAGGAGCAACTTACAATCGTGTTGTTCAATACGTTGGAGAATTAGACATCGTAAATTCAGTTAAGAACGAGAATAACGCATACACTGAAGTTTATGTTTACGTTCCTACTAAAGATGGATCTACGCCAACCGTTCTCTTCAAAAATGTAGTAGATCAAAACTATACATTGGATACAACCTGGACTAATAATCCAACCGATCCATTGAATGACGAATATTTGAGCGGAAGATCTTATACTGAAGTCAATCCTAGCGGATTGTCAACTTTAGCTATTTTCGACGATGATGTTATTGGCCAGCCTAGTGCGACCTATACCGATACAACAAACGGAACAACAGGATCAGGAAACTGGTATTCTCCAAGAGCAGTAGCTAATACGTATTTCAACGATGCTACTTTCACCGATCCTACTTCTTTAATTTTAACAAAAACAAACACAGCAACTCCACCATACAACAGTTTAACGTATGCTAGGACAAAGCTGGATTCAATTGGAATCGATTTCGATACCAATTCTTATTATGATATTATAACAAACCCAAGTATTTCAACTTTCTCTGAGTACAACGCTACGGCGGATGCAGAGAATTTTGATTTTAATGCGGTTCTTATTTACTATGATGTTTATGATCCTGCAAATCCAGGTGATTCGGCAACTAACCTCTATGGAGTTTTATTCTTAGATGATGTTGTAACATCAGGTGGCGAAACATACATCCCTCGTCTTAAGAAGTACAAACCAAACATCGTAACCAAACTCAACGGAAACTCGTACGGCTTCAAAATCAACCTGAAGTTTGACGTAGATGTTGACCAGACTGGTGTTGAGCAGGCTATTAACGACTACTCTCCATTCTCACTTTCCATGTTCATGGACGCTGTGAATGTTCTTCAAGATGCTTCATCAACTTTAAATAATGGTGCAGCTCAGTTCACATCACTCGAGCAAAGAATTACCAGTCTAGAAAATCTGGTTCTAACTTCAGATTCAGCTTTGGATTTGAATCAAAGAATAAATGCTTTGGAATCAACGATTGCAGCCAATCAGGCTCTTTTCACCAATACCCAGGCAATTGTAGGTTTGATTAATCAGAATTACGAATTGATCAGAGCGATTATCAATAATGATATTCCTTCTATCGAAATCTCCTATAATTTGGACGTAATTAGACAGGGATTAGGAGTTTTGGTTAATCGCGATATTCCTAATCAGGTTACAATTTCGAACAATACTCAGAACTACACAATCGGTGCAGGAAATAACGTGGTGACGTTTAGTACGTCATCTAATAACATTGTTCCATTGCTACCTTTTGGTAACTACTATAAACATGTTAACGGAGGTACTCCTCTCAGTTTAACATCAGATTTAACTATCCGCATTGATGATAGTTCTAATAATTGGAAAAGAGGTCAAACACTTCGTTTATCTTTCGGAGATCAAGTATATCCGAACGATTTCGTAGTAACAATTTTGACAAACGCATTAGGAAGATATCCTTTATCTTCACCTAGTGGCATTGCATACTCAACTACTATCTTGGTCTTGGACAAGGACGATTTCGCCCAAGAGTCTAATATACCAACGATAGATATCGTTTGTGTGGACGATGAAAATTTAATTTTCCAAGCTGATATCGTAGGTAAATCTTTAACAAATAATCCGTAAGAATGGCTGCTACCCAGAATTCGATAAGTTCTTTAATCGCCCAGTTTCTGAGGCTACAAACAAACGCTCTTGAAATTATTCAAGGTTTAAATCAGGTTGCTACCTCGACAAACGAATCTGTAGAAATCCAAATTTTGGATGAAAATGGAACACCTCGAGTAGTTAGCGTACCAGGATTTGGATATCTGCAAAATCAAATCGATAGACTCGATAATAACGTTGAAGCTTTGGCCGGTTTAGGCACAAATGCTTCTACTGTTAGAAACGCGGACGGGACGTACGCTCAAATCTATAAAGCCCAGCCACTGCAGGATCCTCCTGCATTAATTGGTTTGAATGTTCCAAAAACATTCGGAACCAAAAATAACTGGTTTTTTGAGAGCTTTTTAACGCCTCTTCTCTACGTTCAAATCGATCTTACCAATCAGATATCAGCCTTATCAGAGAATGATAGATTGATGGTCGAGAATGCAGATCGTATCCTTTGCCGCAGAATCATCGCTAACACATTAACAGACACAGAAAGAACTTTCTTCGACAGTAATCTCAAAGGTAGGAACGATCTTACCTATACAGAATTTGTCACGGAATTGACCAACGCTGGTATCAACTATTTTGTTGACGAGGACATTTTACAACTTCCTTTGAGAACACTAGCTAATGTTGGAAATTTCAGTGTTTTAGGTGTTTATGATGATGTTGTAACTGTATATGATGCATCCGGAACAGCCAGACAGGAGACTAGAAGAAACTATTCCTTAGATACACTTAATTATACTGATGTCACTAGTAATATACAAGGAGGAAAAACCCTTGATGTAAACGATCTATTGGCAACAGAAGACGGATCAAGATATAGAATCGTTTCTATCGACAGAAGCCAAGGATCGGTTCAGGTAACAAGAGTTGCTGGATATCAGCCAATTTCTATTGGTGAGAATTCCTTAAGTTTTGTTTCCCAACAATTTTCTCCCAAGTATATCGACGTTAATGTCGGATACAACGAAAGACAGGGTATTTTCTTCAAAACCCTAGACGATAATTTCAATCTGATTGGTTCACAATGGTCAACAGGGGTTACATTCTGGAGCTCAGAATTGACCATCACAACTCCATTAGGAGTTCAAAGTCTTGAGACCTATTACAACACACAGGTTGCTGACATTGGTCAGATTTTCTTTGGAATGGCTAAGGAAAGAAAAGTTTCTGCCATCCAAGGTTTAATCCCGAACACTCCAGTTGTTAATACCACAGACTTCAAAGTTGTCCAGATCAATAAGCAATTAACGGATAACACTAGTACCACGCAACTGAATGATCTGCTAGCTCAGAAATCTCAATTAAAAAGCGAAATTTCAGAGCTTGACCAGGCAATCAACAGAGTGAGATCTCAAGTGAATACCTTACAGGGTTCGGTTGGCGTTTCTTCTCTTCCAACAAGTGGATTATCTTTGACCAGTCCGGTTTCAACGGTTCAAACGTCAGGTTTATCTTCTTTGGTGGCTATAACTCAGCCTTCCTTCAACCAGGTATCGGATCCTTCTCAGGTAAATTCTTTACAGTCACAATTAAATAGCTTAACAATTCAAAGGAATCAAAAATCTCAACTTTATGATTCTGTTGTTCAGTCTATCAGAACAACGTCTTTGGATGTACCTCAGCTTTCTGAACCACCTAAATATCGTGTAAGAGGTTTTTGGCCTATTCCCGAGCCAAAGGAAAGTCCAGAAACGGGTCCACAGGCTGTTATTCAATTCCAAATCCGTTACAGGTATAGAAGCCAATCGGGTGCGGTTCAACCAACCGAACAAATCGAATACCAAGATTTAAATGGCGAAAGAAAAACAGGAGCTTTTTCTAACTGGGTAGTTATTAAAACTGAGGTTAGAAAAAAGATCTATAATATTGAAACAGGAACTTATGTTTGGGCGGATGAAAATCCAGATAATGCAGACGTTGTCAACATCAATCAGCAAGATATTGCTATCACTAAAGGTGAGCAGTTAGAGATCCAGATCTTATCGATCTCAGAAGCTGGATGGCCAGACAATCCTCTCCTTTCTCCATACTCTAATTCTGTTATTGTTACATTCCCAGAGAATTTAACAACTGAATCACAATTAACTACAGTATTAAACAATAGCACGGATCAAGCATTGGTCATCATGAAGCAGGAATTATCTGCTCAAGGATTGAACTCTCACTTATCCGAGCAATTTGAGACTAACAATAGAACCTTCTATCACACAGCAAACGGAATTGCTTCCGGTTTCTTTGGTAATGATGGAACGGTTATTAATCTCTACCAAAAATTGGTCGACCTTCAGAATCAGGTTGACGCATTGCGTGCACTTGTTAACCAGCAGGTTGGAGAATTGGCAGTGGAGATCATCAGCTCAGATCTGCAGATCCCTGCGGGTTCTGTTGCTCCCGGATCGACAGTTTCATTGGAAGTTCAACCATTTTCAAATGTTTACCAGAATCCTTTAACAACAGACGCAGGAAAGATCAGTACCACTACATTAAGCTTGAAGATTTCGAATGTAGCAGCAAGTCCTCTTGAATTATCTTCTTTGCTGCCAGGTTCTATGAGTGTTAAGGTTTCTGATTCTATCCCGCCGTTAATTGGTTATGCTCAGAATCTCAGATACGAGGATGTACCTGTAAGCCAAAGATCTTTGGAACCAGCCGATATTATCGGTCCTACAGGAAGTCCTGACAACATGTCAACCTCACAAGCACCTCCATATGCTTCAGCAAACTTATACAGCCAATGGATGTATCCAAGATACAAATCCGTTGGAGGTGATAGAACACTCTATGTAATTAATGATGCCGCTTATGCATCAAATTATGATTATGCGGGGGCGGTTCCTGTAAACGGTAACCAGCTAATTCCTCATGATCCTACCTTGATCAGTCCAAGTGGATCTTTAAGTGGCGGATCTAACGCTTCTGTTTGGTCAGGCGGATATACAGGTGGCACCGGGGCAAGAACACCTATCGGTAATGGTCCATTATCAGAATTCAGCGTGCATATTAATCATCCTTCACTTAATAACGGGAATGGAACTGCATTCCAGGAATTAGTTAAGCCTAATTATGCAAACGGTACTATCGTTTATCCTGCGTTCAGACAATCTCTTTATTTCGAGACCGACGTAAATCAGAATGATTACTACAAACAGCTAGGTTACAGACAGGTTAATACTCCTTTTGTTACCGGTCCTTCTGGTTCTAATAGAACAGATTCGATGTATCCGATGAAATTGGGATTTGAACAGAATGACGAGTTCTTAATAGGTAAATACTCTTGTGGTTCTTATCTGTTCTTAGCACCAGCTACTAATTCGTCGATCCAAGTTCCTGGAACAACTTCTTTATCTACAACAATTATTGGGACTGGAATTTCCAATTCAATTATCATCCCAGTGATATTCCAATTCAGACCAGTGGACAAGCTTGGTTACATAGGAGGATTTAGATTAAATGGTAATTTAACTAATATTACTTATTCAAAAACTATCGGAATTGATATCAAACCCAGATATTCTGACGTTTTCTCTTTCGATGTAAAAGTAACAGGAAGATTCAAGACCGATGATTTACGCTCTCCATTAACAAATGTCTCACCGAGTCTATAAAACGTTATATAGAGCATAATGGCAGGAGAAAAATTATACGATAGTAATACTTCGTTTCAAATTCTTAGAACGAATCCTAAACTAACTGGGAATTTCCGCATCGCGGTGGATTCCCAGAATAAAGTTTGGCTGAATTCTTTGGATGTAAACACCACGCTATCAAATAATAGGTACAAAAAATTTGAGGTTACAGGTCAGCAATCTTATGCTACTGATGTCTTCAATTTTTTTCAAAGAGGATCAACCCCTAACGAGGTTATCTTCGAGTCTGCCAGTCTAACAGACGGAAACCTACAGTCGAGCACCACCTTCAACGATCAGTATGATTTTTTCTACGCGTCTGGTGCTTCAACTCTGGTTGATAAAAACTATCCGGAAAATTTCAGATACTTTGCTCCTTTATGGATTAAAGATGTTATTCCTGATTACTTTGTTATATTCAAAGTTCCAAACCCACTTTCTTTTCCTTACACAACAAACGTAACAAGTATTGTTGCTGGGAAAACATATAAAGTGATCCAAAACCCTACTTCTTCTGATGTATTTTCTGTTAGCTATGGAATCGATTTATCTGGTAATCCAGTAACTTACACAGCGGGACAGTTTATCACCGGTGTAGATTCTTATTCAACTTATACAATCATTTCTGGACAGGGTAACGTTGCGCTTTTTGACGAGCTTGCATTTTATCCTGAGGTTAGCGATGTTTCTGCGTATTTCGAAGATCAGATACTTCCTAATTGTCAGAGTATTGCTACTTTTGATCTTAGAGAGGGAACAACAATCGGAAATTATATCCGTAATCTGTACCGAGACCAGAATTATAACCAATCTCCGGTTACTTTCGGAATGGGCAATGCCTACACGTATTGGAATGGTGTAAACCTGACCTCCGGAGTGCTAGGACAAAAAGGAGAAATCCTTGATTCTTATTTTAGAAGCACGAGTTCGATCCCTATGATCGACTTCGAAGCCACAATGACTGGAGGATTTGAAAGAAATGGGATAGTTTGTGCCAATCTTTTGAATCTAGAATTCTATTTTGATGACGACGATTCTGATCTTTATACGATCAATCGTTACTTCGGAGCATACGTTTCTAGAAATGATACAGGATCTTTTAAATTAAATGGTGATTTCTTCTGGGATTACAAAGATGAACCCGGAAATTTAAATCTACCCAAACCCACCAGAGACAATTTAGGATATTACTATAACAATGTTAGTGCTTTCCAGAGTTCAACCGGCGGTGTTCGTCTCTATTACGAGGGAGCAACCGGATGGATTCCTGGTGCATTGGACATTAACCAGAATAATCCAGATAAGCTTTTCTATATTACTGATAAGCTGGATAGATTATATTCTTTGAAAAGAACACCGGAAGCTTCCATTCCAGATTATGCTGAATTCGGACCTTGGCTGGGCATAACAGGAGGATTTGGTACCACAGGTTTTGTTGGTGCGACTTCTGGAAGTCTAGTTATTGGTGATCAGCAGGTAAATCTATTGGACTTCACCGGTCCAGACGATAAGTTAGGATCATTCAACGGATCTACCCCTGTTGATGCAGGATGCTCTTATATCTCAATCACATTTAAGAATGAGATACCAGTTAGCAAAAAAATAGTTTTTAGAATTGCTTGGCCGGAAGGAAGCAGAGGAACGCTTCAAGAAAAATTCGATCTCGTAGAGAATGGTGATTTTTCCGGATCGCAAATACGCTGGATCCCTGGTGATACTTATGCCGTTGGTAATGATTATTACTTCAATGGTTTAATTGGCCAAGGTGGAACCGGTGATATTGCTAAAAGTTTTTCCGGAGCAGCTGGAGAGATTACTTCGATTGGCTGGATTTCAGCACCATCTGGGACTGATTCAGTTATTCGCTTAGTCGTACCTGGAAGTTACGGAAACAAAACTTACAGAGTTTCTGTCCACGACGATTATCAAATTTTTGCTACAAGCTATGTGGGCGATTGGAATACAACCTCATTTTATCCCACCGGCGTAATTGTTTTATATGGAGGAGAGTATTGGCAGTCAATTGCCTCTGTTCCTTCTACCATCACTGGAAATCTTACACCTGATAGTGATCCAGTTTTTTGGCAAAAATACTATTCATTAAGTGATACGTCACTTTCTGATACAATCTTTTTGGATGGTAAGGACGCTACTTCAATTTCAGGTCCTGTCCATTTTAGAGGAGGAACTGATTCTAACCAGATTAGAGTAGTTTTTGGCAAGGAGAATGATCTTTCCGTTGTAAAAGGTAATTGGATCGAAACCACCACAGGATTCTCAATAATCAAGCAGGTTGACAAATACGTTGACTCACCTTCATTCACGAACGGATTTCCTAGCGGATGGAATGGATACAATAGTTTATCTGTAGCGGTTTTGGCTGATCAAAATGCCATCGTGAGTTTCGGTACCAATAGGCAATTCAACGCCTTTAAGATGACCGAACTTTCAACAGGTGTATTTACATTTTTTGACGTTAGAGATCTTGATTTCGATTTCTATTCATCTGTTTATGCAACGACTCCAACACCGGAATTCTATAGATATTTCCAGCTTATTTCTAATCAGGCAGGAAACATCATTAATGGCGTAAAATATCTGGTTCAGACTGGTTCTATCACTTACAATGGAACGGTTTATACACCTGGTAAAATATTCATAGGAACCAGCTCTGCAAATCTTTTCATAGATAATATTCAGAGCGGACCAAAATCAATTGTTGTACCGGCGGAATTTACTAAGCTTGTTTATAGTGATTCTTCGGCAACGTATAACGTTCCAGTTGATGCTGAGAACAATATTGGGAAATTCCAAGGATTTATCGGGATTGAATCAATTTCTACAATAAATCGTGATACCAATCTTACACCAAAAGAATATCAATTTGAAGGTAATAAACTCACGAACGAGTATGATTATCTCGAAGAGAACTATACGACCGGCAGAGCCAATTTTTCTCGTATCGTTCCGATCGTAAATAAATGGGTTTATACAGGCGGTACGGATGCACGTGGAAACATGTACAGACTAAATCTGACACCTGCTTTCTCCACTACAAACTTTTCACCTAGCTTAGAGAAAGAAACACCAGATCCTAACTATTTAACCCACGAATGGTTTGTTTTAGAGGGATTACCACAGCAATACCCTCCTTCAGCTCTAGAAAATCAAAATAGCTATCTACCATATAAAGTAGATCTAGATACTTTGAGAAGCGCTGATCCTACTAATTCTCTGTATTTCAGCGATACCTTCACAGTCGAGGGAACAGACTATCTAGGGGCTTATTCGAATTCGACTTTACCAACGAAAGAATTTTTCACTCCTCTATATTTCAATAAATCCAATGGTTTTTATGAAACACTATTCAGAGGGGTAAAGATCCAATTCAGAAAAAGATCAACCTTAACCAACCCGACTAACGATCTTGATCGGTATGTTCCTAATTATCGTGGATACGAAGGATATAAATTTTCAGCTATCTTACGGATAGTAGAAGAGGATAGCACCTCAATCCAAAGTCCGGTACAGTATGAGGTAATCGAAAATGCAACCCAGCAATTTGTTCTTCTGGTTTGCTACGTTACGATTAATGACTACCGTGCTAATGTATTAGGACACACCGGTGCAACCGGTTTTTCACCGTATCTGGATTACCTCTTGATGTATTCTCTGATAGACAAGAAGAAAAATAGCGGTATAGGTTTAACCGCTAGCACACCTCAAGAACTTTATAAGATAGGAGACACAAAGCTCAGCGTAGCTCTTGATTTGAGCGTGACGTCTGGAAGCTCAGTTACTTCGTTCACTGATCCGGGTGTTATCTATTCGATTCCGAACCCAGATTACGATAGTGATTTGAGAGAAGAGATTAATCTTTTCTACCCACAGGGAGCAAATACACTGATTGGATCAACCGGAGCTGGAAGTTTTTCGGTTCCTAGCAACACATCAACCTATCCTTGGCCAACCGGAAGATCTATTTCTTTTGTTAATTTTGGACCAATTGATTCTCTCAATTATACTTTTAATATTCCGTTCTCACCAACCTCACCAGCGACAATCCCTCTCGGATCAAAGCTCACTTATGAGGATAAACCGGTTTTCCAATTATCGGGCGGAGAGAACTACTTTGATTTCATTATAAAAAGGATATCCACTGCAGAGATTGCAAAAAGGTTTAATAACTTAAACCCCTATATCTCATATAATTCGTACTATTGGGATTCAGCCACATCTTCTACTTTGGTAGATACCCAATCATTGAACATGAACTTCTTGAAGCCTAGTTATCTTTCAAGAAATACCGGTTTAAGACCGGCTCCATCAGTTCAAGGACCATCTACCCTGGGTGTTTCTACGATTACAACTTACGACATTGTTGATGGTGGAATACAATATGCTTCTGACCTAGCTCGTTATAATGGTGGGTATGAGCCTTTAACTCGCAAAAGCATTCTATTCAAAAACGATAAGACTGATACTATTGTTGGATACACCGCTATAGATCTTTCTTTCAGAAATTGTACTTTCGCTCCTAACCAGAAGGGATTTGGACTAATCAAGAATTTGTGTTATACCAAGGTGAGCACGAATAAGGGATTGCTGGACAAGGCCGCTAATCTCCCTCAGGGACCTGTTTATCCATTGGTTGGTTTAACCCCAGTGGCTAAAAAGGATTTCTCGATCTTCCAATCCAATTGGGAATCTGGCTATTATAATTTATTCAGCGACGTTTTTTCTGAAACACCAGTTGCTGGAACCAGGTCTATGAAAGAATATAACTCTTTCTTTGGCTCGAAGATGATGAGAACCCCTGATAATATTTTGGCTTCTACATTCATCACATTGCCAGTTTCACGTTTGAGCGGTAATAGTAATGTTGATGAAATAAATCTCGCTGCAGCAGCTGCAGTTACCCAGATCCAAAATATGCCTATCACATCCAGCGGGACTGGAATAGGACAATTGGACACTGCTTTTGTTTCAGTAGATCTTCAGGTTCTTGATCTGAACATATATCCTGATGTTGAAGTATTCTATCAGCTTCTTGATTCGAACCAATTATTCGGTATTATCAGATTAGATAGAATTCTAAGAAGATTCTTGTTGAATGCTGGAGTAAAGAATGTTTTCCAGCAGAATATGATATCTGAATTTGGTGTGGGCAACCCAAACAGCATTGAAGATGATATCAGAGAATATATCGCATTGAACGTAATTCCGATCTTCACTGCACAATCATTTAACCTCTATGTCAAGCAGGTTTCCGATCCATCCACAGATAATGGCGGTCTGCGTTACGTAGTAGGTGATATTTTAGGTAAGGATAGATACAAGGAAGGCTATAAACCGGAGGATGGTTTAAGCCTGGTTAAAATAAGTGAATTGGTTTACACGTTCACTTATGATGTACCAGCAACCTCTAATTGGTCTCTAAACTTCAGTTTTGGAATACAAAAAATTTAACAGATGGCTGAACCAAGTATACTATCATTTAATTATTCCGACGATCAGTTAGAGATTGTAAGAAAATTAAATTACAATTTCGAGCAGATCTCCGCCGCAGATGGTGGGGTTCAAGGACCAATCGGCCCAACTGGTGCTACTGGATTAATAGGACAGATCGGTCCAATTGGTCCAACCGGTAATACCGGTCCGAGAGGAAGTAGATGGTTTGTAGGCGGGATTGAAGCACCGACTGGAGGATATGGAGATGTAACGGTTGAAGGAGACTACTGGATCGATACCGATGCTATAGAAAAAACTCTTTATGTTTTTGGTCCATCGGGATGGCTTGATACAGGCTATGACTTGATACCCGAGGACGAGTTTAAGTTTATCCCTGATCTAATTACAGCCACTGGTGCAACTTCTAATTTTTTGGCAATTGTCCAGAACACTCTTTTACCATCGTCAAACACATTCGTTTTAAGCGACGGTAATCCATCTATTGAATTAACCAATCCCGATTATACAAATTTCCTGATCACGACAGACCCTGGGGTTAATCAGTATCCGATCATGGAGTTCTCTCGCAGCGATGCGACTATAATTGGAGCTTCAGGTTATTTCAAAAGACCAATTTGGAGATGGACTGGCGGGGATAATGACTATAACTTGGCTTTCGCTGTCCCTAGCGATAGGCTAACTATTTTGACCAAGTCGGGAATAACTGGAACCGTCACAAATAAGGCAAATTTCCAGGCGGATGATTCACTCTTTTTGACCAGCAAATCAACAATAGATTTCACTTCAGGAGGTCCTTCATTCTTCAATACTCCCGGATCTTTAGGTATTACAGCATCAAATTTATCCCTAAATAGTACAAGGCTGGAAACTGATGCTGATTTGAAAATCCAGACTATACCTGGTAAATCCCCATCAAATGATCCGGTTTTCGGTAATTACTCTCTCTGGATAGACAACCCTTCAGGGACATCCTTATTCTTGGGAGCAACCGGTATTGCCACAGGTGGCAATCATTTAATTGTTGCAAAGAAGGATCAAACCAATTTACTCGAAGTTAGAAGCGATGGAGTATTTTACGCTAAGAAAAGAACCGCATACAATAAAAGACCGGTTTTCAATTCTTCAAATTCTATCTCAATAGATTATGGAAGTGGATTGATAATCTCCTGGTATTTCATAACTGCATCTAGCCTGTCCTACAATAATACATTCCTTATTGATGTAAATCCGGCCAACGATATCGGTGTGGCCGTTAACGTAAGATCTGGAGACGGTGATAACGTTATGAACTTGCTAGAAAAATACCAGTCCATGAAAATAAACGTTCTAACTAGCACGAACGATCCGATGAAAAAAATCAAATATCTAGGATATTACACTGGTTCTCCACCATTGGTAGGCCAATATATAAAATTTGGCTCAGGATTGAACCAGGCTGAATTGGAAGTTCTCAGAGGAGACGGTATCACAGCAACTAGCAGTAGAATTCTTTATTCATCGAATCAGGGGTCGGGTAGATTGCTTTAATAGATAAATTTATGTTGACTTGCGGAAATTCGTGCGACATCAAATGGGAAATCTCGGTCTTACATGAGACAAAAGATGGTTTACTAGTGATGACACCAAACGGTGACCTGAACTGGATGAGCCATATAGATTATCAAAATTTTTTAAACCAAAGGAAGTTAAGATCCAAATCCGTGCTGGAAGAAGATGATAATTAATAATAGGGCCGTTTAGAGATTATCGATATATAAATACATGGCCGATTTAAAGCTTGTTCGGATTACAAAAGGAGATACCCAAACGGTACTCATAAATAAATTAAATCAAAATTTCGGAAGGATACTTTCTTCCGGCGGAGGAACCTATGGAAGGACTGGACAGGCAGGAACAATTGGCAACCCTGGGCTAACAGGTCCAACTGGAGACTATGGATCACCTGGTATCAGAGGATCTAAATGGTTTGTCTCGAATCTAGAACCACCCACAGGACTAACCGGATATTATGATGGTGACCATTGGGTAGTATCAACTGATGACTTCAAAGATTACATTTTAACTGGCGGGGTTTGGACTCCAAGCGGTTTATTTCTAACCGGAACTCAGTTTTTCACCAAAATCGAAGACATCAAGGATAGAACCGGCGATCAGACTAAAAATGCAATCGTCGAATTCACATCTACCCCATCTTCAACAACCATGGTTTTGTCTGATACCACCACGAGTACTTCGTATGGTAACAGTCAATATTCAAAATTCCAAATATCCACTATTGGATCAGCTGGTAGAAATGTCCTAGAATTCTCTAAATCTGAATTACAGGACGGAACCGGTGCGGAAGCTTCGAAACATCCATATTTTGCATGGGAATTTGATGCAACACCGAATGATTACAGTCTAGTTTGGGGAATGACCGGCGGAGGATTCTTTTTGTCTGCTTCTGATTTGGCTATGATATCCCAAACTTCTGACTTTGAAATAGGAGTTACCGGAGCGATCATTTTTGATAATTCAAGTTCTCTGTTTCAATTTTCTAAAGAAAACATTGAGGTATCAACCGGGTCAGATTTTTATCTTTCATCAACAAGCACAAGTTTAGGAGCTACCAAGCTCACTCAATCTACAGGATTCTCAAATCTCCTTAGTTAACGTAGTCCACGATTCAATCACAAACCCACTGTTCTTAAGCACAGCAGACGGCGAAACGAGATTTGCAAATTTATCTGAATCATATAACCAGGACCTAACCGTTTTATCTGGCGCAACGGGAGCATATACCCGTGGTGGCACTGGATATTATATAAATTGGGCATCGGTTTCTCCAGCACCGGTCGGACCTACTGCCGATCGTTCTCTTGCATACTTTAACACCGTAATAGTAAGTCCTTCGGGATTAACAGGTGGTGGAACAGCGGGCAATCCATTTAATGGGGTCAGCTTTTTAGGCACTTACGGATCAGGAATGAATAATAACCCTCTTGCTAAGATGATCGAAGAAAATAGATCATTCTCCCTCACTGTAACAGGGACTACGCAAGACCATTCATTTAAAGCTGTTGGGATTGGAACTTATTCTAATCCAGCATCTCCTTTCCCGAATCCGTCAGTTGGTTCCGAATGGCAGATTTTACCATTTGCGTCACCGGCTGTTACTTTCCATGTCATGAGATTACCAAACAACGGAGCAACTGGTAGCTGGAGGGTTTTCTTCGAGGCTAATAAATTTTCAGGATTACTTTACGAGGCATGAAAATTAACAATAAATATATTAGAACAGGCGACCCTGCTTCTACAATCATCGATAAATCGAATTTCAACTTCGATCAAATTCTAGCGAGTGGATTTGGTGGAACCGGCTTCAATGGAGTTAAGGGGCCAACCGGCGTAATAGGAAAAATTGGGCCTGATGGACCACAAGGAGCTACAGGTGTAAGAGGTTCTAATTGGTATCAGCAGAACACTTCTCCTTCAACAGCAGGAGCAAGTCCTTATGATTACTGGATAAACACTTCTAGCACGAATCAAGACCAGGTTTATTACTATGCCGGACCAACTTCTGGTTGGGTTGATTCGGGAGCATCTCTCAGAACTAATGGGGTCTTTGCTGGTGTCCAATCACTTTTGGGGCCAGAAGGCGCTACAGGTTATTCCGCAATTGTTATTAACGGCACTGGCGGAAGCCAAGCCAGAACTACTTTTGTCTATTCTGACACTGTATTTTCGGCTATCAACGCCAATCCCAATTTAGCGAAGGTTTTAATTAGTACCGATAGCGAATCGAACGATGGAGCTATCCTCGGATTTTCTAAGACAACCACGAATGCACCAGGTTATCCAAGTTTTTATTGGGCTTCTACCGGAACAGATTACAGTCTTTCGTTCGAAACCAATTCTGCTTTGAGCATTACATCAGGCAAAGAATTTGGAATACATTCAGATTCAACTTTTTATCTTTCTTCTTCCGTCCTAGATTTTAAATCAGGAGGAGTTTTTTCTCTAGGAGCAACTGGAAACATTTCAATAACATCCGATCCTTCTATCCAGATAACTTCCACCGAATTAAGCTTTAGAGGAAATCAAAACACTTTGAACGTTCCTCTTATCTTGAGCAAAGCAATAGGATCAACCGGCTCATACAAGATCGATGTCGAGGGCAGCCTATTCAAAAGTGGATTGATACTGACGTCAGCGGGTGCAACATCTAGCCCAGATTTATTAAAAATCAACAATACTGATGGCATAAACCTTCTTAAGACCAAGCAGAATTCACAGACTGTAATTGGGCTTACCGGGTCAACCGGTGCACACATCGTTGATGGCTTCAGAAGCATCGATTGCAAGTTTATCCCAACTGGATCAACTGGATCAATCACTTATGGTATTGTCGATTTGACAAGTCCCGATTACTTCAACGTCAATAAAATCTATTTGGCTTTCCCGTCGAACATAAACACGTCATACGTCGATCCCAGATTTTACGTTTCACTTCCTTCACCATCTTTAGACATAAAGATATCCAATCCCGGACATGTTTCTGTTTATAAGATTTTTAATGGTGGGACCGGTTACAAATTGAATGGCATTGCATATCAGGAAAAGAAAAACATTGGTAATAATGCTGTTATACTGGAAAGGAGAATAGATTTTCCAAATCCAGATGACGTAGAAATCCTAACTTTAACATATACAGGAGATCAATCCTCATTCTTTTATAATATTGGAGCGACCGGTGCTTTTGTTAATATGAACGCTTAGTGGAAACTAAATATTAGATAACTGGATACAATGGATGAAAGATAAATACATGGGACAAAAATTAGAAAAAGAAGATCTGGACAAAGTAAAATTATTGATGCTTAAATACAAAGAATGTCACGACGAGATTAAGGGGTTGGAGCAAAAAATGGAGGAAATCTCGAATGACATGAATTTTAAACTAAGCGATCTCAATGGTTTGAGAGACGAAGAAAGAATTCTTTACGAAAAATTGGCTCAAACTCACGGATCGGGATATCTCGATACGCAAAATTTAGAATGGATAAACCAAAACGATGAAAACAGCATACACTAGCTTATTATTCTTGGCTATAGGAATTTTAGCTTTCTTACTACTAAAACAATGTAACTCAAGTTCTGCGGCCGAGGAAGAATTGGCAAGATTGCAGAGAAATGCTCTGGCTATGTCTGACACTTTGAAGATTATTAAATCTGAGAATGGCAGAATGGTTGTAGAAAAAAGTTCTTTAGAGCTCAAAGTTTCCGAACTCAATTCAGATCAAAAAGCTTTGATTAAAAGATTGGAATTTTCCAATGCTAAGCAGCCTGAGATGATTATTCAGACTGAAGTGGTTTACAGAGACACCGGTATTAAGGCAACTTCTACCGTGGCGAAGACAACCGATTCGACAGGAAACTTTAAATTATCTTACACACCAACACTTCCAGGCAAAAATAAATTTGCTATTTCAGGAGATGTACCTTATCTTCTCCGAAAATTGAGGGATAGCGGATCATTATCAAAATATGCTGTGTTTCCAAACGGAGACGCCAAGCTAACAGTTGAACAAACCATCGATGTTGTTGCTGGGCTATACACAGATCCAGAAACTAAGCTTCTCAAAATCAGATTATCGACAGATTTCCCGGGCATCAGCTTCGCAAACGTCAACGGAATTAAAATAGTTGACAACGCTGAAAGCAGAAGAGCTCTGAGAGATAGTCGGAAAAATTTCGGAGTAGGATTCAATCTTGGATATGGCTTGGGCTTCACCCCAAGCGGCTATAATCTTGGCCCATATCTTGGAATTGGAATACACTATTCACCTAAAATCTTACAATTCTAATGGCAACATATTCAACGACATCTAAATACGTTCAGCTGACCTCCTGGTTGTTGATGGAGTACATGTATGCGGACAATCCAAATCCCGAGGTGTACACAACAAATGACGTTGGATATAATAGAATCGTCAACGGGTACAGAGATAATGATGTCCAGGCTTTCAACCTGAATGGTGACTATACTCAAACCCAAAATACAGCTGCAGTTTCTGTAGTACAGGTCAGCGATCAGAGATTTGTTACACTTAACCAAGATCTGATTGTTCCTTATAACGATTACACATCACAGCTAACACCTTCGTCACAGATGACCGTGTCATTTCCTTCGAATCTATCAATAACTTACGATTCGGTAAGATATTGGATACTTGCAGGATATAACCTTTCAAACATCGATGGTGTTATCGTTCAGATACAAGCTCAGGACCAGGATTTAAGTTTCGTGACATTGTCACAGATTCTACTTAGAAGAACTAGCGCTGATCTCTATACTTTTTCTCCTAGTCCTCTTTCAGTTGGATCGAGCATCTACGACAAATATTTCGAGATAAGCATTCCGAGTTTACCGTCCATGATGAACTCATACGAAGCGGCTCCGGCTGGTAGTAAGAGTGCTCAGTTAGCATCGAAGATCTCCAAGAGTGGCTTTGGATTTGTAACGAATTCACCTCTTAGAATTACAGCTTTCCAGGTAGGTTCGATTCAAACCGTTGATGGTTATGATAACTATTTAACCCAAACAATTGATACCCTAAGTCTCGAAGCTGAAGATCCATTCTCAGAAGTTGCAGCTTACATTGCACCATCAGTTAATGGACAGTTTTTTGAATACTTTGCCACTTACGATGGCGGATTCATTGAAGATTTTATTCTCTTCCAGAATTCAATCGGAAACGCTTATGTGATTTCCCACCAGATTGAAGTTTTGGAGCAGATCGGAGCAGCTTTGATTGAAACTTCCAATTTCACATCTCTTCAGACAACCGGATACGATATACCAAATCTTTACCGTCCGATCATCAGAAATGCAGCGGTTGCAGTTTCTTTCACATTAAAGTATACTATGACCCTTGTCAATAACGCAAATCAACAGCGTGTTGTCAGAGTAAGCTCATACACCAGCACTGATCCACATTCATACGGTACCACAATTCAGCCAATAACGCTGTCTAATGCACCTCAGGTTCAGAAAATCTATAATAAGATTCTTTCAGCACCTGCCATTCAGCTATCATCTGACGTGTTTAACTCTCAGCTGGGAGCTAGGGAGGTTATCCGTATCAACAACGTTTTTGTAGATAATACGAATGTTAATCTAGGCATAACCAATCTTGCGATTAATAATAATTCAATCACCCCTGATCCATCTGGAAGTTCTACCTCGGCTAGAATTATCTATTATGGAAAGGGCAAATCAGAGATTGATATTTCTCCGTTCGATAATTACTTTAAGTTTACTGTCATTCTTGGCTCAACAGGCACAACACCTAAAGCCATGAATTTCGACACTGGTGGTACTTATTACATCCAATTCATTGATAACAACGGAAAGAAATTATCAATACCTAATATTTCCAATTCAAATATTGCTAATCCAGCCAAAGGTGAGTTGGCTTTTAAAATAGACGAGACTTTCTCGACAAAGATACTTCAGTTTACTGATCGTACCTTCTATATCACAAATAGATCTCCGCAGCCAGGGGAAGATAATCAGGTTAAGGATAATACTGTCTCTACCGCGGTATCGATTCAAGATGTTCGTGCTACTACAACGTCTTCAAATAACATATCTCTAAATAATATCTTCGGCATCCCCGCTTCTTCAGTGGTTTATTGGGGATATTGGAAATCTGAAAAAGAATCTTCCAGATTTATTGGAGCTACTGGAGCAACCGGTCCGATCAGAAGTACTAGACCATTCGGTCCTACAGGACCTATAGCTGCCTCCACTCAGCCCGACGGTGTTAATCTATTAAGAAATACACCTCCTGTCGCTGCAGCCGGTTTAACTGGTGGTTCAGCAATAGGCAGATCCGGTGGAAGCCGTCCTCTTAACACATCCAATCTAACCCTCGATGAAAAACTCTCTGCAGTTTCTGCTTCAGTTGAAGGATTTGTAGACAAGGGGCTGATCTAGGTCTAATCGATAACTTTGGCAACACGCAGAGCGGAAGAACAAATGGTGGACAGGCAGCAAATAAAGGGAGAGTAACTCAAACCGGTGGTGGAAATACATCAAATGATCTTGAAAATAGAGCAACAAAGGGAGGTAGAATGCTATGATTTTAAATTCTAGAGCCAGTAGTTTCTACTTTGTTTTCCCTAAGGGATTTTTTCCGGAGGTCGTTGTTGAGAAATATATGCCCTATGTTAAGAGCTTGCAAACTCCGTTTGATACCTTGACGCAGTTCATGAATTCTACTATTCAGAGTATAAATTTTCCAGGCATGAGCATGGGATCAACCCAGCAGGTTAGATATCTTGGCAAAAAGGTGGTTTATAAGGACGCAACCCCGGTTCAGGATCTATTCAATCAGGAATTTTCTGTTAGCTTTAGAATGACTGATGGATTTGTAAATTATTGGATTATGCTAGATACGATTTTGAATTTCCAAAATTTCAAAAACGAGCAGCTCTATGTTCCAACTTTGCCACTCCGTTTTTTGAACACAAATGGTGATATTTTGGTTACGAACAACTTCGAAAACGTTATAATTAGCTCCATTTCGGACGTTCAGCTCAATTACACACAGAATTCACCCCAGGTCAGCACATTCAGTGTCGGCTTCAAAAGTAATTTCATGCACATCCAACTTCACATGGATCAAAAAGTTACTGGGTAAGAGTTTAGATATATAGTAAACAAATAGAAATAAAAGCAAGACAATGAAAACGTTTTCCCAAATACAGAGACTTAATGAAATGAAGTACGGACAACCTTTGTACGACGAGAAGGATCTGATGAAAAACCATCTTATCACTGCAGCAGGAAACGATGTAAGAGTATTGAACGACATCGTAGCTTGTTTAAGTGAGGATCAGATGAAGAAGTGTTACGATAAACTTGTTAAAGAATACGCTTTCACTGGCAAACAAGGTGAAAACGTACCAAGCAAATAATGAATGTCTGGTCTCGTTGGAATAATCTATGGCTGGGATAGCTCCGGTAAGACCCTATCGGTTTTAATTAATCCCGATTTGGTTACAACCACGGAATCTACTTCTACGACTTTCTCTATCGTTTCTAAAGCTGTCAACTCCACGGTTGATCTATCTGTGACAAATCCCGGTCAGGAAGCTTATGGTACTGCTTATAATTTTACCGGTCCGGCAGGAAGCGGTGATTTTATGAATTCCTCATGGCAAAAAGCTGTTAACAATACAACATCAACGCAAACGTTCATCTTTTTAGATTTCGCTTCGCAAGGTTACATCACGCAGAAAAGAATTTTAATATATCCCTAAGATAATGGAATATGTTCAATTCATACTGAATACAAATAGTTCGGGACAGAACACTACCCAATCATTCCCGCTGGAAGCAATTTCGGAGATATATTCAACCGAGGATGCTGTGGTCCTATTTTTCGATTCAGTTTCTGCAACTTTAGCTGGTGAGATAAACAGTAGAAAATACTATTACGGAACTAGAATTACCCTTTTCAAAACTGGAAATGGCAACAATATTCTTGGTGGTTTATTAAACGCTCTATCTAAAGCTTATTGGTCCGATGCTGTTTTCCCTACCATTATAAATTTAACACAACTTACAAATACCATAACCGTTGAAGATATTGTTGGTTCTAGCTATCCTGCGGGAGGAACCGGCGCATTCATGCCATGCGGGTCATTTTATGATACAACATCACAGCTGAGCGGTGGTATAACTGCTGCTAATATTATTACATTTAACACCACGACTATAACCAATGGCGTTTATGTGACTGGCGGATCCAGGATGACCGTACAGTATCCCGGAATTTATAATATCCAATTCTCCGCACAAATAGACAAAACGGATAGCGGTATCGATTTCGTAGATCTTTGGCTCTCTAAAAATGGAGCAAACCTCCCCGATAGTAACACCTCCCTGTACCTTCCTGGAAATAACGCTAAAGTGGTTGCCGCATGGAACTTCGTGATCGCGGCTTCGGGCGGAGATTATTTTGAATTAGTTTGGTCTTCGACCGACGAAGATGTTTTATTGTATTATCAAGGACCTACCTCAGGTCCATTACGTCCGGCAATCCCCTCTGTCATTGCATCGGTGACCTGGGCGGGAGCTACAGCTTAAATTGTAAAAATTCGCATGAACAACACCTGCTATATAGGAATAGATTTTTCACTCAACTCCCCAGCTTTTTGTATAATTACTGAAAAAGAAACAATGTGGGGCAGTTTGACCCGCACGGATAGGACCTCCGAATCTCTAAAAAAATCTAAGGACAAGCCCTATGCCATTTTGGATGGATTTGAACAGTTCGATCTTTTCTTTCTTGATAAGAAGGAATTGCCGGATGATTACAGTCAGAAGGAAAGGGTTAAAATCGCATACTTTCAGGAGCTTGTTGAAGTTTTCTGGAATAAAATACTAAGCCATGTAGACGTAACCAACGCTTACGTAGCTATGGAAGGACTAAGTTTTATGTCGGCTGGAAATGCTCTGATAGACATTTCCATGGCCACCGCTTTGATCCGAAAAAAAATCATTGACTCTATAGATAGCGAGAGGTTCCACGTTTTTTCGCCAACAGAAATAAAAAAATTCGCCGGAAAGGGCAACTTTAAGAAGGATGAGATGTATGATTCTCTAATAGCTTCCAAAAGAATTCCCTTGCTCTGCGACATACTTGAAAAAAATCGAAACAATTGGATAACCCCATCTCTACAGATTAATAAACCGGTAGACGATTTAGTTGATGCCACATGGATATCACTCTTTTTAAAAGACATCGTTGAAGGAAATTTTGAACAAATTGAAACCAAAAAGAAAAAAACAATTAAAAAGAAAACAACAAAAACAAAAAAAATTGAGAAATTATGAGTAATTTAAATGACATCTTCAATCTGAGCAACGACATGTTCGTTACCCAAACACAACAAAAAGAATCAAGAGATCTTGAATTTTACAAACCCTATGCTGAAAATGGCAAAGATGGCGTGTACAAATCCCTGATCAGATTCGTTCCGAATCCTGTTGAACCTGCTAAAAGCAAAATCCACAAGTACTATGTGTATTTGAAAGATCCCGTTACCGGAGACGCTTTTTCAGTTGATTGTCCTAGCACAGTAGGAAAGAAAAGTGTCTTGAAAGATCTTTTCTGGAAGCTAAAGCAATCCCATTCGGCAGCAGATCAAGAATTATCAAAAAGCTTCTCACGTAAAGAAGATTTTTATTCTTTGATCCAAATCGTGAAGGATCCTAATAAACCCGAATTGGAAGGCAAAGTGATGCTTTGGAAATTCGGTAAGAAAGTAAATGATATGATCGAATCTCAGTTAAAGCCTGAGTATGGAGAAGCTTGCAATCCTTACGATCTTTTTGATGGTAAACTTTTCGCTGTCCATGTAAGAAAGGTTGGCGATTGGAACAACTACGATCTTTGCCAATTTATCGGCGAAAGAACTTCAATCGAAGTTGAGGGTCAAAAAATGCAGAAAAAACAGGACGACATGGAAAAGATCGTTGAGTATCTTAAGACCGGTCCTTCTAACCTAACAAGTTTCGATTATAAAGATTGGGATGACGAATTGACCGAGAAAGTTATGACGGTTATTCGTAACACAGTCCCAGACGGTAGGTTGATCAACGAGATCACAAGCGGAGCAAGCAGTCAAAAATCTAGCTCTTCGTCTTATTCCCAGCCTAAACAAAATACATCTCCATCAGCACCCGCTAAAAATGAGACTAAGGAAACCGGCATTGACGATTTCTTTAACTCTTCAGAAACACCAGCGGCAAAGTCACAGCCATCTAATTCAGGCTCGAACAGCGATGATAAGATGTCTTCTCTCGAGGATTTATACGCTGATTTATAATTCTGATTGTTCATCGAAAAGCCTGCCCTTCAGGGTGGGCTTTTTTTTCCCCTAATGATGGATATTAACAGAGTTCAATCGCTCGTACAGGATATTCTAGCCAGCGAATTTCCTAATGATGCGAGAAGGCAAAAGGTCTATGTCTCCGGAAATAGACTAAACTTCTCCTGTCCTTATTGTGGAGATTCAAAATCAGGTCACAAGAAAAGGGGTAATTTCTATCTGGATACGCTTAGTTTCAAGTGCTACAATGGTGGATGCTCTATATTCAAGGATGGCATAACTTTCCTGAAGGATTTTAGAAAATTTGATAATCTTAATTCTGGTGAAAAGACGGATATACTTTTCCAGATACGTGAGAACAAAGAAAAGAGGGTAACCAGATATGGTGATTTTGATGTTTTTGAGGTATTGGATGGTGATTTTAGCGATATTGTAATTCCTAGATCTTTCCTGATGAAAAAACTTTCTCTCGTTTCCGTCATAGGAACAGAGATTGAAGGGTATATCAGATCCAGAAATCAAGTTCCAGATGATAGGTTCCTATGGGATGCATACGGAAAGAGAATATTCATTCTGAATCTCACAAAGGATAAAAACATACTGGGTCTCCAGACAAGAAACATGGAAAGCAGATATCCCGGATCTTCCAAATATCTGACCTATAAGCTTTCTGGAATCTGGACTAAAATGCTAAAAGCAACGGATAGTGAATTCATAGAAAAAACTTATCGGCTAGATCCCATTTCGAGTATCTTTGGGATAGGTACTGTTAATCTATCACTACCGGTTACAGTGTTTGAAGGACCTCTCGATTCTTTCCTTTATCCAAACTCGATTGCAACATGCTCTGTAGAAAACAAGGTTCCTTTCGAGATGGATGGACTCCGATTCTGGGATGACTGGGACGACGCGGGAAGAAGTAAATCAACCGAAAGATTAATGAATGGCGAATTTGTATTCAATTGGGGGAAATTCTTAGCTGACCATTCCATATCGACTAATGGGAAATGGGATTTGAATGATCTGGTGAATTATTTAAGATCCACCGGGACTAAGATAAAAAGATTCGAAGGATACTTCACAAACGATAAATTGGATATTAGATGGTTTATAGAAGGATAAATAGAAGAATAGTTTCTGTAATGGAACACGAAGGAATAGATGCTCAGAACAATTGGGAGGATTCGCTTGAGAAAGATTCTAAGCCGAAGTTCAGATTCCCACTTTTTTTCAGCGAAGAAAAATTTGACAACATTAAATTAGAATTTCCGGTCCCTGAAATTAGAGAGCCGGAGAAGCCACGTAATATGAACAAAGTAAAAACCATACAGTTGGGTAAAAAAGGTAAAGGAGGATTATTCTGATGACCGAAATAAAAGAGGATTTTTCTAAAATTTTTGATGATGAAAGAGCTGAGTGGACTGAGAAGATCAAAGTCTATGCTCTTCACCTGAAAGATATAAGGACCGTAGCGACAGCCCAGGTTGATCTGTTCGGAGCCCGCCAAATACTGCTGGAGTATTCGTACAAATTGGCTAAAATATATTCCAGGCTGAATACCAAATACAAAACTGACAAAGCAAGAAAACTCCGTGAGATCAGCGAGAATGCGGATTATAAATACGGGAGTAATGAAAAAACAATGATCCTCGACGGCTTACTCAGCGAGATAGTTTCCAAGATGGAACTAGTTGATGGTCATAGAAAATTTATAGATCAAACAGTACAAACTGTTGATCACATGCTATACGGCATACGTCAAAGAATCGCTCTGGAGGAATACCTCCGCGGCAGCACAGTAAAGTAATTTTATGCTGAAATTCGTAGTAACAGATGATAGAAAATGGTTGCAGCTCGTTCACTTCGACGAAGAAGTGGAGAGGAAGCAGATTGAGCTTTCTTTAACTAAAAAAATACACAATCACTTTTTTCATCCCCTTGTGAAGAAAAAATTGTGGGACGGGGCTATTTGCTTCGTCGATAAGAAGGGACCGCAGTGGCGTGTTCCGATTGGTCTATGGAGGGAGATCCTACAGATTGCAGAAGACTATTCTTTAACTATTGAGGTTGAAGGTAAAAGCAGAATATTTCACAACGAATTGACCCTGGAGCATTTTACGAATTGGGTAAACAAATTTTTTGAGGACTCCACTTATAAGCCTAGAGACTATCAAATAGATTCCGCATGGAGAATATTGAAATATAGGTATTCGGTCAGCGAGATCGCTACCTCCTCTGGAAAGACATTGATCTCTTTTCTTGTTCTGGCTTATCTAAAGTCGAACAATCTGATCAGAAAATTCCTGATGATCGTACCTAATACAAACCTCGTAATCCAAGGAACAGAGGATTTCGTAGATTTCGGTTTACATAAATTGGGATGCAAAATCCAGCAAATAGGTGGTGGAGCAAAGCAGCGTGGTGACTGCGATATTATCATAGGAACATATCAATCACTTGTTAAATTTGATGAGGAATTTTTCACCGAGATTGATGCGGTTTTTGTCGATGAGGCACACGGTACATCATCAATGTCGATCAAGAAGATAATATCAAAATGCTTGGACTCCGGATGGCGTTTCGGATTAACCGGTACCCTAACTAAAAGAGGATCTGCTGAATACCTAACTATCCAGCAATTTCTGGGTCCATTGGTTATGGAGATTACACCTAAATTTCTTTTCGATAACAATTATGCAACTCCGGTTTCGGTGAAAGTTGTGATTATGGACTGGCTAGATGACGAGATCAAAAATAAATTAGCCGATCTAAAATTAAACTCGAATAACATTGAGGGAAATGAAGTTTACAATCTCGAACGAAAACTGGTGATCGAATCTAAGAAAAGACTTGATTTCATTGTTGATTTTATAATTAAGGCCAACAAGAATTCGTTGGTTCTTTTCCAGTCGGTTATGAATGAATACGGTAAGCAGATATTTCACAAGATAAGAGAATCTAGCCAAGGCAAGGAAGTATTCTATGTGGATGGAGATACGGAGGAGAAAATACGGGAAGAATATAAATCAAGGATGGAGAAAGGCGACAACAAGATACTGATTGCCACCTATGGTACTTTTTCAACTGGTATTTCGATTAAAAACATCCATAACATCTTTCTGGTAGAATCATACAAGAGCGAAGTGCTAATTAAGCAGTCTTTGGGAAGAGGTATGCGTCAGATGGAAGGCAAGGAGAAAGTTAATGTAATCGATTTCGTTGATGATTTCTCTAGCGGCAAGTACGAGAATTATCTGATGAGACATTCCAAGGCAAGGATAGACATTTACAAGAGGGAAAGATTTGAATACAAGATATTCAATGTGAAATTGTAAAATCCGATATATAAGTCTACCCAGATTATAAAAATCTTGAAGACTCATACAATGGAAAATCAATCACTAGCACATATTAATCCTCAGGAGATGATTTTTGGAAGCATTGTATTTTTCAGTGGAGAAGTTCCTTCGAAAATCCTAAATGGCGAAGAAGGGGTTATCTTCCTCACCAAAGAAGAGGAGATCGGTGAATTCATCAGGAATGACAAGTCTTGGGAAATGTGGATCGGCGGTGAGCTTCAGTATAAACTTGAACCAGCGATCTATGATTTTATTACCAGAGAGATTAAAATCTCTTCTTTATCTGATTCTAAGCAAACAATAAAGGAACTTCTTTTGAATCCAAATATACAATATAAATCTAAAATATTTCTTTCCATAATTTACGATCAACTCCTCAGAATGATAATATTTGGTAACAATAACGGGATTCATAAAATGGATACTCTTCCATTTGCTATAGCTAAAACTAAATGTGGGATTTTCATATCTTGCTTAAATTAATATGTCTGGGATAAATCACTTATACGATATCTACAAAAAGAAAGGTGAGGATTTCCTCAAGGAATTATTCAACTCTGAAGTTACCATCAACGAAAAGATGGATGGATCATGCTTCAGCTTTGAAAAAACACCATCCGGAAAATTCCTATTTTTCAAAAGAGACCAAAGCAGCCCTATAACTCTGGTTGATCGTACTTTAATGAAGTACTACGAGAAACCGATTCGCTATGTCGAATCTCTTCCACCTTATGTGATTTCTAAAATCCCAGTTGGCTGGAGATTTGGTACCGAGTATTTCTCATCATCCAAACCGCAGGAGATTGAATATGACGAGCTTCCTAAGAATAATCTAATTCTTTCTTACATTCATAAGAGAGATCAGAATGGGAATATCGTTGAGACCATCCACGACAAGGAAAAACTCGATCTTTGGGCTGAGGTCTTAGGTGTATCTAAACCTCCGATTGTTTTCCAAGGTAAATTGAGCGAGGATCAAAAACAATCCATTTTGGAATTTGTTAATACCCCTCTTTCCGATCTCGTTGAAGAATTTCAAACCAAAAGTTTCGTGAGATTCATTCTTTCGATCCTCAATCCGGAAATGGAGAAAAGCACACTTAACAGCGATTTGGATAAACCCATAGAAGGATTGGTTTTTAGATTCGGAAACGAGGAAAAAGATCCGGTAGTAGCCAAAATGGTAGATCCTGTTTTTTCAGAAATTGCCCGGTCAAAAGAACCCATCGGTGGACACAAGAAATCAAATGATATCCTGGCTATAGTGGTTTTGGATGTGATGAATTTTATACTCAGTAAAGGATTAAAATCATTTTCCATTGAAGGTGAAACCGACGACGAAAGATACGTTAGCTTCATCTCTGATGTTTTTGTGAAATTCATGAATGAGTATTCCGATCGCTACCAAGGTATGGATCTCAATGAGCCAGAGCATCTGAAAAAAGAGGAATTCGGACTTAATTCAGAAATGCTAAAATCCAGAGCAGCAAGAAAATGGGTTCAGGAAGACGATTCTTTTGAAAGCCTATTCAAGCTGATCTTAAATTCTTTCCGCAAAATCAGAAAGAAGCCCGGCAGCATTGTTACACCAGACATGCTGGGTCAATTCAACATTTTGGTTAAGGATATTGAAAAATACGTAAGAACTCCTGAAAAAGCTATCACCGAATCTGAAATAGAGTTCACAGATTTCTTGAGCTTCAGACAGAAGTATATTAATGAGAAAGTAGATTACCTGACAGAGGAAGACGATGAAAATTCTACTTCCGATAAATTTATCGATGCGATAGAAAGTCAGGATAAAGAGAAGACCAAAATTTTACCGATGAAGAAGCCTTCATCCGAGAATGAGGTGAATCTTATCATCGGGAAATTCCAGCCGTTCGATAATTTAGATCTGAAGATAATCGATCATCTCTACGAACAAAATGGGTTGAAAACAATTATCTGTATCGTTCATCCTGGATTTGACCACGAAGGCGAATTCCCTATTTCATACCCAACGATTAAGGATTCTATAGATTCTCTAGCATCATCAAATGATAAGATTCAGGGCGTAATTAGGACTAAGAAGCATCTTTTGACTAATGCACTAGAAGATTGCTATGAAAAAAATCTGCATCCTAAGTTGATTGGAACAGAGACGAAAAATCTAGAAGATTTCAAGAAGCAGTTGGAATACTTCAATAAATTATATTCTTTCCCTGACGGTGTAGAAAAACCAGAGATCGCAGACCTCAAATTACCAACGAGGGACGAAAGCATTTTGAAACTGATTAAAGAGGGTAACTATACACTATTTAAGAAGCTGGTTCCAAAAGCTATCCATGTTAATTTCTTCGAAAAGTTCAAGCAAGAGCTTGATTCGAAAGAAAGTTAACTCATTGAAAATGAAATTTTTCTAAGTTTTTTACTAAGAATAGTAACCGATTTAACGATCGGATAAATATCTTATTCAATTTATGGCAAAAGTTATTCTACCAGCTCTGGTTGGAAAGTACTCCGATGAAATTTTAGATCTGAACGAAAAAGGTTACTCCTCATCACAGATTGCTAAAATCTTAGTTTCCGAATTCGATATAGATTTAGGAAATTATCAAATTGACTCGCTCCGAAGAGCTATTAGTTCGTATGTTAAATCAATCGAGGATGGCAAATTCGTAGAAGCACTAATCGATGAAACACTTGAGAGCGAATTAGATCCTGATGATTTGGACGAAAAATATTCTCCTTCATACCAGCATCACAGTTCTTACTATTACGACGATGCAAAAGATCTCTACATAGTTTACATTAAATCGAAGCCTTACAAATTCACAGGAACGATAATCCGTGATATGAAGTCTAGATACTCAAACATGGACGGTTCTCCGGAATCAATCAACCAGATTTGTAGGAACTTCGAAATACCCAGAAACATCTTTACCCAACTGAAAACCATCCTTGGATGGAGCCATGATTCAGAACCTTTCACTGACGAGGAAATGATGAATCGTGACGAGGAGGAAATGGTGAGAGATGCCTTGCAAAAGAGAAAGTTTTCTTTCTTCCAGAAATACACTAGGAAGGAAGAGAAGATGATCCGGGACGCTGCTAACAATTGGTGGGCTTTCAAGGGATTAACTCTAAACCCTTTGATCGAGAAGCTGGAGGAAACCCTGGCAAGTCCTATCGTTCCGAAACTCCAATTGCCTCCGGGCGAAAAACATGCTGTAGTCATCAGTCCTTTCGACCTACACTACGGCAAGTATGCTTGGGGAGGTGAAGTCATGGAGGAATACAATCGTCAAATTGCGCGTGATCTCCTCATCTCAAAAACTAACGAGTTAATTAGCGACATCGTGAAATATGATGTTGATAAAGTGATCATTCCAGTAGGGTCCGATTTTTTTCATATCGATACACTTTCGGGCACCACAACAAAAGGAACACCACAGGACTGCGACGGCACATTTATCCAAATCATGGTCGAAGGACAAAAATTGATGATAGAGTTCATTGAGATGATGAGAAAAATTGCTGACGTTGAGATCATTCTCACCGCAGGAAATCACGATTTCACATTATCACACGTTCTGCTCGAGCATTTAGCCGCTTATTACAGACAGTGCACCGATGTAACTGTTACCAAGTGTCATAGATTCAGACAATACTTCAACTACGGAAACACCTTGATGGGATTCACGCACGGGGATTCTACGAAATTAACCGATCTTCCATATAGAATGGCAGCGGAAGCACCAGAACTTTGGTCCAAAGCCAAATACAAAGCGTTCTTCACAGGTCATTTACATCACGAGATGGTTAAAGATATCAACGGTGTTAAAGTGTTCCAGATGCCAAGTTTATCAGGATCTGATAGATGGCACCACAATAATGGATACGAAGGATCAACAAGATCTTTACATGCTTATGTCGTCCACAAGGAAAAAGGAATTAGATCTACCCTGATGGCAAATGTCTAGATCGATGATATATAGAGAATACGTTTTATGACAAAGCACATTCTTTCTTACGATTCTTTCCTCACCAACGGGGTGAATGAGTCCGATGGGTTCGGAACTCTCCCATTTTTGGAGAAAAGAACCGGCAACATCTACAACTACTTTTTCAAGGTTGAAGATGAGGATCAGAGCGAGAATTGCTT